GGCTTTGACGAACTTACACAATGGCCCACTCCATTTGCATGGAACTACATGCGTTCTCGTCTACGGTCTACTGCACCTGATCTACCTGTATACATGAGAGCTACTACCAACCCAGGAGGTAGAGGTCATCATTGGGTTAAGAAAATGTTTATTGATCCTGCACCTGCAGGTAAAGCATTTGAAGCTACTGACATTGAAACAGGTGAAACATTACGTTACCCAGCAGGACACGAGAAAGCTGGTAAGGCACTATTCAAACGTAGGTTTATACCTGCCAGATTAAAAGATAACCCATACTTAGCAGAGCAAGGTGACTACGAAGCTATGCTATTGTCGCTACCTGAACAGCAACGTAGACAGTTGTTAGAAGGTGACTGGGACATCAAAGAAGGCGCAGCCTTTACTGAATTTGATAGGAACATTCATGTTGTTGAACCTTTTCACATCCCTAGTAACTGGGTTAAGTTTAGAGCATGTGATTATGGTTACGGGTCTTACAGTGGTGTCCTTTGGTTTGCCGTTTCGCCTAATGAGCAACTTATCGTATATAGAGAACTCTACGTCAGTAAAGTTTTAGCTACCGATCTTGCAGATATGGTATTGCAACTAGAAGCCGAAGATGGTAACATTAAGTATGGAGTACTTGATAGCTCTTTGTGGCACAAACGTGGAGACACTGGCCCTAGCCTAGCTGAACAAATGATTAGTCGTGGTTGTCGTTGGAGGCCATCAGATCGTTCAAGAGGCTCTCGTGTAGCAGGTAAAAACGAAATACACAGACGGTTACAAGTAGATGAGTTTACTGAAGAACCTAGACTAGTGTTTTTTAATACGTGTACACAAACAGTTGCGCAATTACCTGCACTACCTATTGATAAGAAAAACCCAGAAGACATTGATACTTTAGCTGAAGATCACCTATATGATGCACTACGCTATGGTATTATGTCACGTCCACGATTTAGTTTATTTGACTATGATCCACATGGAACACCGTCTACAGGAATGAGAGTTGCAGATAGCACTTTTGGTTACTAAGGAAAAGTAAATGGCAGAAGATAATGACGTATTTATCGAAGACGATGCAATCGTTTTAGAAGATACAGATAATTCAGAAGAGATTGATTATCAGACAAACAACATCATTCCATATATTATGGATCGTTACCATCGTGCTGAAGACTATCGTAAACAAGATGAAGAACGTTGGCTACGTGCTTACCGTAACTATCGTGGTGTATATGGCCCAGATGTACAGTTTACTGAAGCTGAAAAGTCTCGTGTATTTATTAAGGTTACAAAGACTAAAACACTAGCTGCCTATGGTCAAATTGTAGACGTACTATTTTCTAAAAACAAATTTCCATTAACAGTTGATCCTACAGAATTACCAGATGGTGTTGTGGCTGATGTTCACTTTGATCCTAAAGAACCTGAACAACTTCGTACTAATGGTTTAGATGAAACTATTAGTCCCTATGGCTATAATGGCGATGGTCGTGAAATACCTGCAGGTGCTACAGCTAAAACTCTACAAGAGAGTTTAGGTTTATTTGAAGATAAACTTGAAGGTATTGACAACCTTAAAGAAGGTGCAGGTCAGACTCCTACATCTATTACTTTTAGCCCAGCTATGGTAGCAGCTAAGATGATGGAAAAACAAATTCATGATCAATTAATTGAGTCAAGTGCTTCTAAACATTTACGCAGTACAGCATTTGAAATGGCTTTGTTTGGCACAGTTGTCATGAAAGGCCCGTTTGCTGTAGATAAAGAATATCCTAACTGGAATGATGATGGTGAATATGAACCACTGTTTAAAACTGTCCCTCAAGTAACACACGTATCTGTGTGGAACTTTTATCCAGACCCAGATGCAAATAACATGGATGAAGCACAGTACGTTGTAGAACGTCATAAGCTATCACGTACACAGCTACGTGCATTAAAGAAGCGTCCTTACTTCCGTGCTTCCGTAATTGACGATGCTATTGCACTGGGCGAAAACTACGACAAAGAATATTGGGAAGATGATCTATCTGACTATGCACCTGAGCATGGCGTTGAACGTTTTGAAGTGTTAGAATATTGGGGTATGGTAGACACTGAACTGTTAGAAGAACAAGGTGTTGATATTCCTTCTGAGTTAACTAGCATGGATGAGTTGCAAGCTAACATCTGGGTATGTAATGGTAAATTACTTCGCATGGTACTAAACCCGTTTAAACCTGCTACTATCCCATATATGGCTGCGCCATATGAACTAAATCCATACTCATTTTTTGGTGTAGGTATTGCTGAGAACATGGATGATACGCAAACACTAATGAATGGCTTTATGCGTATGGCAGTAGATAATGCTGTATTGTCTGGTAACTTGTTAATTGAAGTAGACGAAACTAACTTAGTTCCAGGACAAGACTTATCAGTATACCCAGGCAAAGTATTCCGTAGGCAAGGTGGTGCACCAGGACAAGCTATCTTTGGTACTAAGTTCCCGAATGTTGCAGCAGAAAACTTACAATTGTTTGACAAAGCACGAGTACTTGCCGATGAATCAACGGGCTTCCCATCGTTTGCGCATGGTCAAACAGGGGTGTCAGGTGTAGGACGTACAGCATCAGGTATTAGTATGCTTATGGGTGCTGCCCAAGGAAGTATTAAAAACGTTATTAAAAACGTTGATGACTATTTGCTTAAACCTCTTGGTGAGGGCATGTTCCGCTTTAACATGCAGTTCAACTTTAATAAAGATATGAAAGGTGATCTGGAAGTTAAGGCACGAGGCACTGAAAGCCTCATGGCTAACGAAGTACGTAGCCAACGCTTGATGCAGTTTATGCAAGTTGCAGGTAACCCAATGCTTGCACCATTTGCTAAGTTTGACTACATCATTCGTGAGATTGCAAAGTCTCTTGATCTTGACCCCGAAAAAGTAACTAACAATATTAAGGAAGCTGCAGTTCAAGCTGAACTAATGAAAGCATTCCAACAACAAGAGCAGCCACAGCAACAAGGACAAGCACCTGCAGGAGCAGATGCAATGGATACCTCTGGTGCAGGTGGTGGAACAATAGGAACGGGACAGGCACCTACGCCACAAGAACAAGGATTTAGTGGAAATGCAGGACAAGGAACTCCTCAGCCCTCTCAAGGCTCTGGTGAGCAATCAGGCCCAGTGGGACAAGTTCAATAAATATTTAGATTATGTAATTGCTCAACAGCATCGTAGTATGGAGCAATCAGATAATGCAATAGCAATGCACCGTGCTCAAGGTGCAATATATCAGCTACGTAGACTGAAGATGCTACGTGACGAAGTATTAAAGTCAGGATAACATCATGATGAAACGACCATTAAATATGTACCGCAAGGGTGGCCTTAAAGATGAGGGTGGAGAAATTGACCCAGTGTCAGGTAATGAAGTGCCAATTGGAGGTACTAAAAAGGGTGTGCGTGATGATATTCCAGTAAACCTTAGTGAAGGTGAGTTTGTAATGCCAGAAGACGCCACACGCTATCATGGTCTAAAAACAATGATGAAACTACGTCAAGAAGCTAAAATGGGTTTAAAGCAAATGGAAGCTATGGGCCTTATGGGTAATAGCGACGAGGCTGTACTTCCTGATGATCTACCGTTTGGTATGGATGACTTAATTGTAGTTGAAGTAGCTGATGAAGCAAAAGACATGAATGTGGGCGGTGTTACTACTAGCACTGCTACAGGTACTACAGGAGGCGGTGTACGTGTTGAACGTCCTACAACGGTTTCTCAGCCTCCTGATACATCTGTCGTTGACCCTGAAGGTGGTCGTACTCAGTTTCGACAACTTACTACTAGTCCTATTCCTACACGTCTTACAATCCCTGAGTTTAAAAAATATATGGGTGAGGCTTATTTAGAGTTTAAAGAGTACCGTAATGCTCAAGGAAAGTCGATGCTTGTTCCCTTTATTGGTGGTAAGCCTTTGTATCCTATTCCTGATGGTTACACACTTTTTAATGAAGACGCAGTATTTAACGAAGAACCTACAGAAGACACAGCAGTAGGTAGTCTAATTGAAACAGTACAAACGGGTAGTGAAAGTAAAGAGTCAGTAAAAGATAAACACGGTTTTGAAGTTAAAGGTTCTGAACCTATTAACTGGAATAGTTTATCAGATCAAGAACTACTAGATGAAGCGGGAAATCGTATGGGTTTTGGTCGTTTGTTGGCTGAAGGTATTGCAATGGGTATTAATCCTGTTGCTGGTATAGGTGTAAAAACATTACTATCTATTGAAGATAAAAAAGTTTTAGAAGAACTTAAACGCCGTGCCGCTGCGGGAAACACTATGTTTGATGAAATGATCAAAACATACGAAGACAAAAGCAAAGGTATATTAAACAGTGCAGTTGGTAAAGTTGTTGACTTGTACAACAATACTTTTAATAAAACTGAAGAAGAAAAAGCTGCAACAGCAAAAGCTGCAGCAAAAGTTAATATTCCTGTGTCAACAGATAGTACAACAACCGCAACAACAACTACTCCTACCGTAACACAGGTTGTCCCTTCACAACAAATTCAAGATGAAATTAAAGCTGAAGATATGACCTACGATGCATTTGGTAGTGTTATTGCTAGAGAACCTGAGCAGACTACACTTGAATCTATGGAGGCACCTTATGTGCCATCTGTTACTGTTCCTAGCAGTACACAAGATAATACTATTACAGGTTTTGAACAACAAGACCCACGTAGTCAGGGCGCAACTACTCCTGAAGAAGTTGTAATGCAACAACCTGTTATTTCTACAGCGCAACAGTCTAAAGTAGAAGCTGACAAAGAACAGATTGTAATGGATCAAGAAGTAAGGCCAGCTACTGTAACCCCTACTGTAACTCCTACGGTAACTCCTATTGTGACTCCTACTATCGAACAACAAACAACACAGGCATTCCAGCCTACAGTTACAACAACTACAGGTGTGGGTGCAGGACGTGATGTAGCAGATATGCCTATTACACCCGAGCAAGTAGCGTATAGTACATCAGGTGCAGGTCAAAGTGGTGTTGATGTATACGATCCTAGAACTATTACGCAAGTTCCATCTGAACAAATTACAAACATTCCTGTAACTACAACTGCTCAGATGGATACTCAAACGTTAAGTCAACCAGCAACAACACCAGAATATGCTACACCCGATATGGGTCTATCTGCAACATTAGGCGATCCTTACTTTACAACACGCAGGGAACCTGCCCCAGTTGCTCCTACAGTAGAAGATGTACCTATAGGCATGTCTCAACCACAGACTTACACAGACACGTCTAGTCTTGAGGGTGTTATGGCTGCATCTGATATGCCTGAAAGTTTTGACTCACAAACTGTACAAGAACTTGCTGCTACACAACAAGATGCTTATGAAGAAGCTGCAGGTATTTCACAACCAGTAGAGACACAGCCTACTGTAACACAAGTAACTCCATCACAAGAAATACAAGACGCAGTTACAGCAGCAGATGTTACGTATGATGAATTTGGTGATGTCATTCAAAAAGAAGAAACATTTGATGAGGCGTTTGCACGTAATCGTAAATTAGGTGCGCCAACATTTCCTTTTGATAAAGATGGCGATGGTGTCATGGAGGAATACACCACACAAACTGCAGAAGAAGCTGCAGCAGGAACTCAAAAAACTAAAGTAGAACCCGTATCTAAAGGTAAATACAACCCCGCTGACTCTGCATTGGCTGGCCCTGCAACTACAAACACATTGTCTGTTGCAGAACAAAAAGCCTTTGATAATGCTGTAGACTCAGGCAATACAGCAGTCGTAGATCATTACGTATCTGTAAATCGCTTACGTGACAAGCAAGATAAGTATGCTGCGAGTGGCTTTGATCCCGCTGTTGGTGCAGGATTAGGCTTGTCTAAAAATGATATGGAACAAGCTGATAAGTATGGTGGTAGTATACAGACAGCTATCAATGAAGGTCGTGCTGAGTCACAAGGTTTTTTTAAACCAGTTAAAGTTACAGATAGTAGTAAGAGTAAAGATAAAAACGATAGTCCTGCACCATCTACATCATCTAGCAGTAAAGATAAAAATGTTGCATCATCAGGTCGTACTGAAACTGCTATTCAAAATGATATTAACAAAGCACTTAAAGACTCAGGCGGTGAATGGACATCTGAGTTAAACGATCTGGTAGCTGAACGAGACAGTGCTCGTGCAAACGAAGGTACAGCAAAACCTGCACCAAAACCTGCACCAAAACCTGCACCAAAACCTGCCTCTAGTAATAAAAATGATGGAGGCAACGATGGTGGTGGAAGCGATAAAATCGTTTGTACTGAAATGTATCGTCAAACACAGCTTGCTGATTGGCAACATGCTATGAAAGTTTGGGACGTATATCACAAAAAGCACTTGACACCTTATCACCAAACAGGTTATCATTGGTTATTCCAACCATACGTTAAAGGTATGAGAAAAAATAAAGTACTTACTCAGTTGGGTGCTTCACTTGCAAAACACAGAACACAACATTTACGTCACATTTTAACTAAGGGTAAAGCTAAAGATGATATTATTGGTAATATCTGGTGTAAGATTGTACACCCAGTAGTTTATGTTGCTG